CATGATGGATATTGGAAGATGACTAAGGGTTGGGACAACACACCATATAAAGTCATGACTGCCAAACAGTATTTACACTTATGTCAAATGATTCGAGAGGATAAGGAATTATTAGATAAGCGTAAAGAAGTAAAGCAAAGAGGTAGAAAGAAAAAAGTACACACTAAATATGTAGGAGATCTATATGAGTAAAGAATTTAAAGAACAACAATTAATTGGTCGGTATTTTCATACAGTACAGTTAGATGATGATACAGGTCGACTAGAAGTATATAACCAAGGATGCATTGAAGGTAAGGTCACTGATGAAGTGTATATTTGTCAATTGTTTTCATTTGTAGACGGGTCAGAAACAAATAGCATTGTTGAACGTGTTGACAATATGAGAAATTGGCGTTTTTATAAAACAAAAGAAGAGATGAATGAATATTATGACAAGTATTGGATTGGCTATCAAAGCCGACTTCAAGAGGCAAAAAGATTATTGGAGAACTCATAATGACTGATTTAAAACCTTTTTTAGTAAGATTAACTCCGGAAAGTGTTGAATTGTTAGCCAAAGCTAGTAAAGAATTAGAAAAGAATAAAGCAAGGCTAATTAATGAGGCAATTAAAGCACAGTACGGAAAATGAACCCAAGCGTTAGACTAGAGCTACCTTACCCACCAAGCGTGAATAACTATTGGAGGGCCAATGGACACCGTAGGTATATTAGTCCAGAGGGGCAACAGTTTACGAAAGAGGTATCTCTTATAGTCAAAAATTCAAAAATTGCGACTTTCGGAGATAAAAGAGTAGCAATAAATATAATGATTCATCCGAGATCTAAACGTAAGTTTGACTTGGATAATACACTGAAGGCAATCCTAGATGCATTGATGAAGGCTGGTGTGTATGACGATGATAGTCAAATTGACTACATTGAGATTGCTAGAGGCGAGCAAGTTGACGGTGGTAAAGCCGTTGTTTATTTATATGAAAACTAAGGAGATGTATATGAACACAATTAAAAACTTAACTATTGAAGATAGAGGCATTGGGCATAAAGTTGATCTCAATCTACGTAAAGAGATTAGTCCTGAAGCACAAGCAAAAGTGCATCATTTAATTAATGCTCTTATTGATATGGTCAATGAAATTGTAAATTCACAATCAGAAAATAAGGAGTTACACTAATGGCTGAAAATAAATACGAACCAAAACCTGGTAATGGTAGTGCTTGGGTCAATGATAGAAAGACTGAAGATTGGCATGCAGATTATCGTGGTAAAATTTTATTACCTGATGGTAGTGAACATTGGGTAGATGTGTGGGACAAACAAAAGGCAAGCGGAGAAGGCTTTCGCACAATCCGAATTGGTAATCCTGTGGCGCAGTCCAACACCAGTGAAGCACCAGTACGTAATTCGCAGCCAACGGCTCCGGTTATGGCTGAATCCATTAACGAAATGGAAGACGATTTACCCTTTTAATGACTGAGTCTAAAAATAAAAGTAAACCCATTCCTAGCCTTGCTGGCTATGGTGGGGTGCGTAAACTACAAAAAAGTTTAGAACGCAGTAATACTTTAGCTGCCAATAGAGAGGCTGTAGCTTACAGTCTTCTCTGTATGGCAAATACTAAACTGTCAGACATTATGGAGTGGGATGAGAATGGCAATGTCAAAGTCAAAGCGAGTAAAGACATTCCAGAACATGCGATGCAAGCAATCAAGCGCATCAAGACGAATCCTAAGACTGGTGAGATTGAAATCGAACTATGGGATAAAGTCCAAACCTTACGATTGTTAGCTAAAGCAAGTGGGTTACTAGACAATCCTGATGAGTCAGACAAACCATCAGTGATTGGTATTAATGTTAAAGCACCTGAGATTTTAGACAATGAATGATAACGTCAATCGACCCAAGCATTACACACAAGGTAAAGTGGAATGCATTGATGCTATCGAGTCGGCAACCATGGGTCTGGTGGGGATAATTGCAGTTTGTGTAGCAAATGTAATTAAGTACGTGTGGCGATTTGCTTTAAAGAATGGCGTGGAAGATTTAGATAAAGCAGATTATTACTTACAAAAACTTCGCAAGAAAGTGAGGGAACGTGATGGACATCAAATCAATGATTGAACAATTACGTGAAGAGTTCGCTATGGCACATCTGAATAATACCCGGGTCATGGAGATTATAGATACGTTGTGGAAAGAGAATCAAGAACTCAAGCGATTGGCAACAATGAAGTTCAAAGACATAGACGATGAGCAATAAAAAAGAACGTGGTAATAAGTCTTTAGCTGGCCCTGGTATTGATCTAGATTTCAGTACCAGTCCAGAAGTTTATAAGTTTCTACAAAGCAATAAATTTGTGCGTGGATTGATGGGGCCAGTGGGGTCGGGTAAATCCTATGCCTGTGCTGCAGAGATCATGATGCGTGCCGTTAGGCAAAAGCCATCCCCTGTCGATGGTATACGTTACACTCGTTTTGTTATTGTACGTAATTCTTACCCAGAACTCAAGACAACAACGATAAAAACTTGGCAAGAGTTGTTTCCTGAGAATACTTTTGGTCCGATGTTATATACACCTCCAATCACTCATCACATTCGCCTCCCGTCCCGTGGCGATGCTGCGGGTATTGACTGTGAAGTGATTTTCCTAGCATTGGACCAACCTAAAGATGTCCGTAAACTACTCTCCTTAGAATTGACCGGAGCATGGGTCAATGAAGCTCGTGAACTACCTAAAGCAGTGATTGACGGACTCACTCACCGTGTGGGTCGCTATCCGACTCAAAAAGATGGTGGCCCAACATGGCATGGTGTGTGGATGGATACTAACCCTATGGATGATGACCATTGGTGGTTTAGATTATCAGAAAAAGAAAAACTGACAGGTAAATACGGTTGGGACTTTTTTAAACAACCAGGAGGCGTGATTGAAGTTGAGAATGAAGATCTGCCTGATAACCCTGAAGCCAATGATCATATCTTTGCTGGGGGTCGTTGGTGGAAAATTAATCCTAAAGCAGAGAATGTAAAAAACTTACCAAGTGGTTATTACATGCAGATGTTAGGGGGTAAGAATCTAGATTGGATACGTTGCTACGCTGAAGGTAAATATACTTATGTACAGGAAGGTAAGCCTGTATGGCCCGAATACAATGATCAGATGATGAGTGAAGAAGTTGAATATGATCCAGCACTTCCTATTCATGTGGGTCTTGACTTTGGTTTGACACCAGCAGCTGCAATTGGGCAGCGATTAAATAATGGGCGATGGGTTGTGCTACATGAGATTGTTACTGAAGATATGGGGTTGGAGAGATTCGGTAATGAACTCTTAGCACAACTTAATGCCAAATATCCAAAGGCACAAATATTAGTATGGGGTGACCCAGCGGGTATGCAACGTGATGCGATCTATGAAGTGACTGCCTTTGATTACTTACGCACATTAGGATTGCGTGCGCAACCCACGGCATCTAACAACTTTAAAGTCAGACGTGAAGGGGCTGCGGCTCCAATGCAACGATTGATTAACGGTAAACCCGGATTGATTATCAACAAGTCATGCAAGATGTTGCGTAAATCTTTAGCTGGTGGTTATCACTTTAAACGAGTCAGTGTCGGTGCTGGTCAAGAACGATTTAGAGATACCCCAAATAAAAACGAACATTCGCACATTGGCGATGCGTTTGGTTACTTAATGCTTGGTGGTGGTGAGCATAAACGAATGACTAAGTCTAACTTGGCAGCGAATACATTAATATCACAAACTGTAGTCAATAGTGATTTTGATGTTTTTGGATAATATTGATCAGATACTTAAAACTATGCCTCATGTACAGCATGGGTATTATTTACCATTCCACGAAGATCATCTGTCAAACTTTAAAGGCTTGCATGAGTATGGATCTAAATTATTATCGACTGAAGATAGAAAACGGGGTATTGCGTTTCAGTCTAAAGCTGGTCCTAGCGTTACTGCGTTTGTTAACGGTAATCCTGTCGCTGTGTTTGGTTGTGTGCTTCTCTGGCGTGGCGTTGGTGAAGCGTGGTCTTTATTTACTAGCGAATCAAGAAGATATCCAATAGCAATGACTAAGGGTGCGATATCATTTTTTAATAGTTGTCAAACATTATTTAATTTACATCGACTACAAATTACGGTAAACTCTAATGATAAACGTGCTATGAGTTGGGCAAAAGCTCTTGGATTTATATCTGAAGGCTTGATGGTTAATTTTAGTGCAGATAAAGATGATACATATATGATGAGGAGAAAGTAATGGGTGGAATGTTTGGAGGCGGTAAGCCAGATACATCTGCTGCGGAAGAGTCGTTAAGATTGCAACGTGAACAAGCTAAAGAAGCAAGAGAAAAAGCTGAACAAGAGCGTAGAGACTACGCAGAGGAAATGGCTGCAGGTAAGCGTGCAAGACGTGTTGGTGGTAAACGAGGATTATTGTCTGAAGGTCGATTCTCACCTGAGCTTGGCATTCAAGATGATGAAGAAGATAATAATACATTAGGATCTGTATAATGGCTGCTCTAGACTTTGGCATGGCATTAGCACGAGGCATGTTACCTACTTCTAAAGAATCACAAAAAGATTTACTCAATCTTGCTGGTGGTCGTAATGTATTTAAGTCTGAAGACTGGTGGAATAAAGCAGTTGATAAACAAATATCTGAAGGTTATCGTAAAGAGAAATTTCAAACAGAGTATAAAGTAGATACTGGACTTGCAAAATATTTTGGTATGGGTGCGCCAACACCATCTAAGCAATATGTATGGAAACCAGCAGAATTAGGTCGTGGTGGATTGCCAGGAATGTATGGTCCTCCTCGGGGTGCAGTGTATACGGGCGGTATGTTTTCTACTCCAAAAAAATATGAAACACGTGAAGTTAGTTTAGGTTATCAAGGCGATCGTGAGGACTTTACTGCGGGTGAATTAACAGATATTGAAAAAAGTTCAAAAGCTGGAGCGCAAAGAATTAAAAGAGATATGGCTCAATCTAAAGCTTCTAGATCAAAATTAAGAAGAGGTACAGGTGGTTTGTTATCTAAGGCAAGTATTGGTCCTGAATCTACAGGATTATCGCCATTAGGAGTAACAGGCTTAGGTTTAGATACAGATACATTAGGTAGAAAGGTTACATTATGAGTGATGATTTAGAACAATACGCACATATTCCTAAAGGCAAGGATGGGAAACCCACTAAAGCTTTTATGGAAAAGATTTACAACGAAGATCGTGATTTATTTATGAAATTACAAAATGCGTTCTTTACGACTAAAGCAAATATGAATGCTGATCGTTTTACTAAAAAATCAAAAGAGAAAATGAAAGGTGATAAAGATGTCAAGTAAAGGCTTATATCATAATATGAATAAACGTAAAAAAGCTGGCACGAGTCGTTCTAAAGAAAACTCTACTATTAGTGAAAAAGCATATAAGAATATGTTAGCTGGTTTTCCTAAAAAGAAAAAAGCTTAATGTGGTCTTATCATTTTTATTGGGGATTTAATTTAGGATTTGAGATCTACGAAGGTGAAGTCGATGGAGATCCTGTAGATTACTTCTTAGTTAATCTAGGACCATTACGTATTCAGAAAGCAGAGTGGGCGTAATGGAAAAGTATAGAGGGGCATATTCAGTACGAGATGTTGAACAGGTTAGGCTGGTTGAAGGTCATGGCTTTTCAACAGGATCATTGCGTACATTTGCTGATCCATTGCCAGCTACAGAAAGTATTGATATTGCGATTGCGTTTCCTAGTGGAGTCAATCCTGTATTTAGTATTTCAGGATTATGTGCTGGTAATGCGATGGGTTATTTATATGAGAATACAAACGTAACAGGTGGAACATCATTGCCTATTATTAATCGTAATCGAGCCAGTACGATTGTCAGTCAAGGTGTAGCCGTATTGAATCCAACAGTAGTGTATGTAGGTACACCCATCTTACAAGAAATACTTACTGGCGGTGTTGGTAAAAAAGGTGGTGGTGGAGAAGTAAGTGGTAACAATTTAATATTAAAAGGATTAACACCATACTTATTTAGATTAACCAATGCAGATACGAATAACAATGCGCATGCTGCTGAAATTATATTAAGCTGGACTGAATAATGGTTGCTAAAAAATATCAAAACCCTACAGGTGGCTTGAATGAAAAGGGACGTAAATATTTTGAAAACAAAGATGGTGGAGATCTTAAACCACCACAAAAGTCTGGCACTGATGGTAGGCGTGTCAGTTTTGCTGCACGGTTTAGTGGGATGGATGGTCCTTTAAAAGATGAGAAAGGCAGACCAACTCGATTAAAGAAAGCATTACAAGCTTGGGGATTTAGTAACAAAGAAGAAGCAAGAGCATTTGCTAACAAAAACAAAAAGGGATAGTTATGGCAGAGATGATGAGATTAAGTGCAGAAGATGTATTAAAGAGACATGAAAAAGCACTTGTAAAAAAAGAAGACTTTAGAAACTTATATGAAGAATGCTATGAGTTTGCTTTGCCACAACGTAATTTATATGATGGGCATTATGAAGGCAAAGTAGGTGGCACGAAAAAGATGAATCGTGTCTTTGATTCTACTGCAATTAATTCTACACAACGATTTGCTAACAGAATGCAATCAGGCATCTTTCCTCCACAACGTAAGTGGTGTCGATTAGAACCTGGTTCTGAAATACCTCAAGAAAGAAAAGCAGAAGCACAAGCTGCATTAGATCAATACTCAGAAAAAATGTTTGATACACTGAAACAATCTAATTTTGATATTGCTATTGGTGAGTTTTTACTAGACTTGTGTGTAGGTACAGCAGTGATGATGGTTCAACCAGGCGATGACCTCAGTCCTATTAACTTTATTCCTGTACCACAATACTTAGTATCTATTGAAGAAGGTGCTAACGGTCATGTAGATAACGTGTATAGACGTATTCGTATGAAGGGTGAGGCAATACAAAGACAATGGCCCAATGCAAAAATACCAAAAGAATTAGCAGACAAGATAGAACAAAAACCAACAGAAGATTATGAATTAATTGAAGCAACTATCTTTGATCAGAAGCGTGGTGACTATTGTTATCATGTGATTGAGAAGAATACTAAGAAAGAAATACTATACACTCGAATGGATCGTAGCCCATGGATTGTATCTCGCTATGCAAAAGTTGCTGGTGAAGTATACGGTCGTGGTCCATTGATTACTGCATTACCTGATGTTAAGACATTGAATAAAACATTAGAGTTAGTTTTAAAGAATGCATCATTAGCTATTAGTGGAGTATATACTGCTGCGGATGATGGAGTATTAAATCCTAATACAGTAAAGATTATGCCAGGTGCTATTATTCCTGTAGCACGTAATGGTGGTCC